TTAAAGCGAGGTTAAAAATTTACACTCCAATCTTCAGCACGTAGACTTGGAGTAATCACGAACAGAAATACAAAATCTATTCGTGGATTAGAGGTTACCACTATTGGTCAACCTCAGTCGCGCCAACCTTCTCCTTTGAAGAGATGTTCGCAACGATGTTTAAAAACAGTCCAAAGTAGACTGCTTAAAGAATCTGAAGTATAATTTCCCGATTCCTTTACTATCAATTTATATTTAGTCTTCATAATTTTTTCATCAATTTGCCAATTACTATTAAAGTATTTAGTCATAATGTATAAAAAAGTGAAAAGGGTGAGTTTAATCACCCTTTGTCAGATGATATAAGTTTACTTCTTGGAATAAATTCCCCAAAGTACCCAAATTGCTGCTAGGCCTACAAGTCCTTCACCACCTAGTTTTTGGACTATACCTACTACTGAACCTATAATGTCTAGGCCAATGAAAGGAACAGCTGCTCCAAAAATGATTTGAAGAACCACGCCTAATGCGATCAACGCAAGACCAGCTTCTGTAAGACTGCGAATCCAGCCTATTGCTTTTTCTAACATAGGATTACTCCCTTTTTAAATTATAGTTTTGGCTTTTTTATTTGCCAGTAGAACCAAATCCACCTTCACGCCCGGTCTTCTGAACTGGTGGTTTTTTGAGTTCGGTTAAACCATGATATACCTTTTTCACTAATTCTGCTTGACATATCCTATCTCCATTATTTATTGTTTTTGGAGATTGAGCTATGCTTGTCATCATAACGAAAATAGGGTCTACATAGTCAGAATCTATTATACCTTCACAATTTGTTAGGTATAAACCCTCGTTCCAAGCCAAACCTGACCTAGAATGAAGACGAACTGAGTAACCTTCTGGAATATCAAAAATCAATCCAGTAGGAATCATTACTCTTTCCATGTTATGTACCTGAAGAACTCCATTCCTAAAGGGCTTTAAGATTACTCTGTTTAGAGTATCTTGTCGAACTTGATATTTTTCCTGTCCATCAAAACACGCATGAATATCGAAACACGCTGAACCCTCTGTTGCATAAATGGGGTCTTTAGCATTCGGATGTAATTTATAAAATTTTAAGGTTTCATTCTTTATTGTTTTGGTCGCCATCTTCAGTCCTTTTACTTCCAATATTATATTTTGCTGTAAGATCCCATTGGTCTTTTTCTTTAAAAGATAGGATCTTTAGTTGATTCAACGGAACAACTAATTCACTTGAAGATTCTGGATTCACTAGTGCAATTAAGCCCCATTCCGATAAAAGATTTGCTATAGTATTACGTCTTGCTTGGTCATTTTCTGAGAAATTGGTTGGTTTACCATCAAGTGCAAATAATTCTTTAAAATGTACTATATAATATCTACCTTGTTTATGTAGTATGTGACAAGATTGATATAATATTTTGTCCTTTCGGGAAGCTACCCCGATTCTAGTAAGTGTTTCACGCACCTTGAGAAAATCATCTGGATTCTCCAGAGTGCACTCCACCATGTTCTCTGTTCCTGTTGTCATTTTCCACTCCACCTTGATTCAGTTTATCTATGATATAAGCCAACTGATTTCCAGAAAGGATTCTTAGAGCATCTTTGGCTTTCTCATAACTAAATCCATAATACTCTTTCACCAATTCAACATTCTGTAGTTTCTCTGGTTTCAGCCACTTACTATATCTACGTTTCTTTCTAATATTATTTAGTAGATAGTCAAATTGAAGTCGGCTGTCAAGGTGGTGGTTACGATTCATCTCATTTACTTGAAATATGGTGTCCATAAAGAACGATAGCCCGCGATTTACGATAAAGGGCGAATACTTCCTCTCATCTTGTGGAGTAAGCATTACATTCTCTTTAGTTTCGTTAATCGCTTTTAGGTAATCAAATGGACTCATAGTACTATTATACCATATTAAGGTGTTTTGTCAAGAGTTTTGTATTATTTTAACGCTATTGCACCCACGAAGCTGTGATTTCTCCAAAACGGTTGAACCGTAGAAAATCCAGCATAAGATATCATGTGCTCAAGTTGTTTCCATGTGAGCGGTTTCATAATGTTTCTGAGTGTTCTTTCCTTATCCATGATGTCTTCTGTATCAAATGATTTTCGTTTGTAATCGTAATAATTAAACGTAATCATGTCCTGTACCAGCGCACTTTCACAGATAGTTTTTTCTGCAAAAATGAAAGCTCCACCAGTATTCAACCCAGCATAGATATTTGAAATAACTTCTCTTCTATCTTTCTTTGGCATGAATTGTAAAGTGAAGATAGAAGTAACCAGATTAGCATTTGTTATTTGAAACTTACGAATATCTTTCATTATAAATTCTACATTAGTAAATCCAGCATTATTCAATTCTTCCTTACGATTTTTCAAATCTTGTTCAAAACCATCAGCCACTTCAATTCCGATATATTTTGCATCAGGAGAATGGTCTTTATTATAGTCCATCATGGCTTTTGTATTCTTTCCTGTAGAACATCCAATATCAACTATGTTAGCATTATCTTCTACAAAATAACGTGAAAGACTAATTACATCTTCCATTAAACTTGAATAACCCCGAATTGACTTTTCAATATGTTCATCGAATCCTTCTTCTCTATGTGCAAAAGTAAAATCAGCCATTGTTCAACTCCTTATAAGGTTTAAGTACTTTCTTGTATATGGAACCTGCTATCGCTTTCATCATTAACGGTGGCACCATTCTACCCATACGTTCAGATCTTTGCTCCCACTTTCCAGTTAATTTAAAATCTTCTGGTAAAGAAGTGAGTCTACGAGTTTCACACAATGCAAGTTTTCGCATTTCACTCCAATGAATACATCCACCAGAAGCTGTGATGGTGGGAGCTGGTTTGAATCTTGAAATTCTTTTCATATTAAAGTGATGCCCCCTTGGATGATAATCACATCCAGTTAATACTTTTGGTGGGTCAAGTGGCATCTTTGATGCCGTCACAAAATGAGAACCCTTTGTAAAAGATTCTGTTAACATTTTTATTTCTTCTTCATCATACACTAGGTCACTAAATGCATTTCCACAAGTAACTGGAATAGTAGTTGTCTTTTCTGGAAATACACCAGCAATGTTAAGAGAAGTAAGACCAATCGCATCAGCTACATCTTCACGAACTGCAATAAAAATAACCCTCTTTCTTGTTTGTGGTACTCCATAATGAGATGAATCTAATAACATGGATGATACATTGTAACTAGCATTTTCAAATGCATTTGTAATCTTCCAATAATAATGTTTTGCTTCACCCATTAACAAACCTGACACATTCTCACCAACAATAACTTTAGGTTTAATATCTTTTGCAACTCTAATGAACTCAAAAAATAAATCTTCAATATTTTCTACCTTTTTACCATCAGAATAGTTTTTAGTTTTACCAAAACCAATACTATGACCACTACCTTGTACTACAGAACCAGCCATAGAGAAAGCAGAACATGGTGGTGAACCATCCAAGATATCAACTTCTCCTACTCCAATATTAGCAGCAGTCAAAAGGTCTTCTCCTGTAAGTTTCTTTATGTCATCTGGAAGTATAGGAGTGTTTGGATAATTTTCATGATATGTATTTCTAGCCTCTTTCACGAATTCATTGATACATAAAATCTTACCACCCGCTAAACGATATCCTGTAGAAGAACCACCGCCACCAGCGAAAGTAGATATCACATTAAACTTGTTTTGTGCTTCACCATCATACACATCTTGTAATGTATATTTTTTATAATCTGACGAATTTGGTTTTGCATCTTTTACATGCTTAGCATAATCGTTGTGAAATGTAGCTGGGGGTGAAATGTCTGGCATTGATTTTCCTTCTTTTTTAATTTTAGAAAAATCAACATCTTCAAAGCCCGGTAAAGCTGTAACTTCTGGTTTCATATTTTAAACTCCTTCTTATACCAATCTTTTGAAACATCCATCATTCGTTTTCTATCGTTAAAGTTGATCTTACTATTATTTAGCAGAGATTCAAAGAGCTTATCTACACCAGCACCCAAATGTAAATTCGTATGATTTCTTATTTTCCCAAAGTCCAACAACTCTGGAAATGCATTTCTTATGTGATGTTTCTGTACTGGTTTGTTCAACTCCT